GAACGCTGGGCGAGGAGTGGAACATCGGACGGAGAACGCTTATACGTCAATGTAGATGGTAAAGTTAGGAGGGCGAGGAAGAGTAAATGGGCAACAGCAATGGCCATAAATTACAACAAGATGGAGGAAAACCTTTACCGATTCGAGAGACAGAACAACAAGGCCGTACCAAAGAGAGAAACGACTAAAGTTCGAGCCGTAATTGCCGGGGACCTAAAATTGTACTTAAAGATGAGTTACGTCTCGTACTGGTTAGAACAGCAACTACGCGGACATCCCAACTCGACACTATTTTTCAGCGGTGAGCAGCAATTCAATCTATGGAATACGATGGCGGAGTCCATACAAGAGGAAACAGTAAAAATACCTCTAGACCAGGCTGAATTCGATCACCAGATAACTAAAGCAATGATACGGATTATGAACGAAGAGATAAGTCACTTTATAGACACAAGGTGTACCGACCAAGGGCAGAAGTTAAATATGTTACAGATGATGAAGAGGATACAGTATGCCGTAGAGGAAGGAACCGTGACAGTCGGGGACAAGACGTTCAAGTATGAGAAGGGAGTTATGAGCGGGTGGAGATGGACAGCACTCTACGACACATTAGCCAACGTCGGGGAGCTATACGCCGCAAGAACTACAGTACAGGAGAGAACAGGGATAGACCCGGTTATCAGCTACTGCGCCCAGGGCGACGACGATCAAATAGTCGTAAATAGTTACGCAGGAGCAGTGGCGCTATGGTCAGTATATGAAGAGATGTCCTTAGATGTAAATCCAGGGAAGTTCTTCATTGCCCAGAACTGTGATGAATTCCTAAGACAAGTGGCATATAAGGATAAAGTCGTCGGCTACCCGGCGAGAGCTGCAACCAGCATAGTATTTCGCAACCCTGTTACAAGGGAAGAGTTGCGCGGTGAAGAGAGAATACGCGAGCAGGCAACGACATGGAATCAGTACTTCAACCGACAAAATAAATGGGACTGGAGAATGGCGGTGGCCGATATAGCACGGTCAAACCACGTCGACCCAAAGCATGTGTGGAAGATGCTTGTAACTCCGGCCGCTTTTGGCGGTCTCGGTTACATGATTGACTTTGACACAGAGTGGGCGGCAGTAACCAAGTCGCAAGCCTATGCAAAATGGGAATTCAACAAACACTCCAACATAATCGACCAACTTGCAGATAAGTACAAAGGACAATTTAGAAAGGTCAACATTACAGCCGAAAATATCTTAAAAACATATCACGACAACATCGAAGTAAATCGATGTGAGTTAGAGACAAAAGAGTTTGGATGGCTAAAGATAGAGCCAGTCCAACCTATAACTAAATACAAAGTAACATGGCAATCAGAGACCGGGTTTCCGATGGCTGCTATCGGGCGGCCAGAGATTGATCCTACCATATCTGGAATGATTAGAGAACATATAGTCAAAGAACAAGACAAAACTCTACTATCCAGATGGATCGACCCGAAGATGAAGGAGGATGCCG